ATGGATCAAGAGAGGCTAAGGCAGGTATGGCGCCAGACCAAGATCCCTGTCGTTATTCGGCGTGATGAGAAGGGCCACAAGTTGCGGGTGCGCCTCCCATATGACGATAACAACCGGAAATGGCTAAACACGGTCGGAAAGTCGTCGGTAACGTGGATCGACGGCAAGAGCTACTGGGAGCTTCCCCGGAGCTGGTTCAACAGCTTCGTTAATCGCGCCTTAGAACGCCACGGCAAGCTCTACGTGATTCAGCCCTATCGGGAGCAAGAGAAGTGCGCCAGGAAGTGCATGGAAGCCATGGGCCACGAATGCAATTGCTCGTGCATGGGGAAGAATCACGGAGCGGGCGTCAACGGGAGTTGGTTTGAAGTATCGGATACGTTCGCCACGCGCTGGAATGAGAAGGAAATCGCTTGCCGATTGATGGTCGCCAAAGGCCGTTAACGCCCAGCCTCTCCTGAAGGGTCTTTGATAATCGCCAAGCGATAAACCGCGAGTGCAGCGGCAATCATCAGAATGACAGAATAGACCAGCAAAAAGCAGCCTATAAACGAGCCGACCAAACTGACGCAAAGGAATATTTTTCGAGCGGATGGCTCATACACTTCCACGACCTTCATAAGGTCGAATAGCCAAGTCCCTTGATACAAGAAAGCCCACGCAAGGCATACCACTTGGATAAATATGTAGTGAAAGAAGACAGCGTTAATTGCCTCCAAATAACTCACGCCATGCGGCGCTGCAACTTGCCGCAAAGCACCCTTTATTCGCCCGCCGACTATGCTGAAAATGATCGCATAAGTTCCAAGGCTGAAGCCGAGAAGACTAGGGATAAGGTTCTCTGCCTTCTCGATCCATTTTGGCTCCACCCATAGAGAATAGCTTAAGCCGGTGATCAAGATCGCAAGCCCGAAGAACGGGGATGCGAGCATCCCCGTTATTCCACCGTAGGCACGTCGATAGCGATTCAGCCACTTGAAAAGCGTTCCCCATGGCGCGAACCAGCGACGAATCATCGCTATTGCCCCGCATTTCTGCGGGCAGGAATTAGTCCGAAAAACGCGCTCCGCTCACTTTGCTGTTCGGGGTCATAGCGGTCGTGCAATTCTTTCGGAAAATTCTCGCTATTCAGGCGCACGGCCCCTCTTTCATCCCGACCGACCACCTCCACCGTTCCGTTTTCGAGCGCAACCTTGCTAATTTTCTTAATATCGTCGTCGGGTTTTATCGATCCATTCCCTTCCGATTTATAAGACACTGAGAACTCCCTACTGCCAGTGCTTTCTAGGTGCTTCTCAATATTAGACTCAAAATTGTCGTCGAATATGTCAGTATTCGGCTTAAGGATTTTTATATTTATCTCTTTTATTCGCTTAATTGCAAACATCGATTCAAGAGAAGACTTATCTTGAACAATTGTTATTTTTGCCTCACCGAATTCGTTAGCGACTTCCGACCGAACCGATAACCCATTGAAAAAACGGAGCGCGGAACCCGCAGTAAGCACCTTACCCTTTGAGTAAGTTTGAAAATATATCTTGTGCTCCTGCACGTCGAAATAGAAATAGAACGCTGCAGCATTTGGAAATAGATTATGCGGGATATTTATCTCTGAAATATCCTCATCAGTTGCTTCTGCCATATGTTCGGAATTGAACCAATTTCCATCACCGTCAAATTTGACAAAAGTAGTGATTGCGCCGGTGATGACATTGCTCGCCGCACCGGAACGATCCAGACTGGATATCATCCCGTGCCGATCCCCATGCACTTGCGCAATCAATCGCTTGGAATAGATCGACTGCATCCACTGCATATAGATTTCCGGCGAATGCGGGTGGAGTCGAACATTCAACGCCGATGCGGAAACCTTAACTTTTCGTGCCATCATTCCCCCAATTCTTTAGCCCGTCTTCGGAAGCTATATGAATGAGGCCTTTTTCTTCAATCCCCTAAACAGATAAAGCCCGCCGGTTGAGCGGCGGGCTTGCGGTCAGACGCTACCAGGCGGCTTACGCGTTGAATCCTTCAGCGAGCGAGCCGCTGTAGTCCATGTATACTTCGCCCATCGCTACACCGCACATGCTGATCGCCCCAGATCGGCAGGGATCGTGTTCCGGCCGGAAAGGTCGTGGAGCATTCCCTTGATCCAGTCACGCGACGATACGGCCGCGAGAGGATAAGTGTTGATCACGCGACCGTGGAAGGTGCGCGGCATACCGATTGCTGTCAAAGCCTCGACAAGTTCACCGGTCATCTTGCGGTCGGACATCCGGGTAAGATCAAGGTAACGCTTGAGTGTATCGCGCAAGTCCCGACTCTCAGCACGATGAAGTGCCCTAGCCGTTTCAAGCATCAGGTTGGGGACGCCACGGGCGTCAATATAGGCGTCGCGTATATGGCGCAAAGCCTGCACAGCGCCCTCCATCTTATCCACCTTCTCATCAAGCGACGAAATGATGAATTCGTCGGTAGCGTGAGGATCATGCACAAGTGCCGCGATCTCGCCCACAAATGCATCTGCCCCGTCCACGTCCACTTCAACGCGCCCGAGTGCGTCAATGCCTGCGGGGCTAGCCAAGACCTCCTGAAATGAGGCCCTCGCGTCCTGGCTGTTTGCCAGTGCGTTCGGCGAAGTGCTATTGGTGTCGTTCATCGCTGGATCTCCATTGCTGCGATGTGTCGGCAGGTGAAGCGCCTGCCTCGCTTATCTGTCGGTTCGGGTGCGGGTTCCAATCGACGCCCGAACCGACAGAATTCCCAGACAGACGCGCATCGCCCCACGGACGCATAACGCGGCCGGGCGAACCTGCTTCGATTTGGGGAATACCTATAAGTCACAAGTGACGTTGGTTTTCACTAGGATTTTTTAGGAATTTTAAGGAATGCCGTATTTTCAATAAGTTATCTAAGAGCGTCAGCCCGCCAAGCCTTGAATGCTCGCTGGCCAGACGCCGCCGATCTCACCAAGCGCCTCTTGAATCTTCTCAATGTTAGGGCCGCCATCCATCGGCGACGGCTCGATCCCAGCGAGCGCGTTCACCAGCTTCCAATAAGTTTCGTTCGGCAGGTAGTTGTCAGTAGGCATGCTGTATTCCTGTGATGCTGATTTGCGCCGGGAATGTGAGTCATCACGGAATCGCTGTCAAGACAGATAACTTAATAAATTCAATCACTTAGATAAGTAAACGCTGACTTATCATCATGTGCGGTGTCGGCAAAAAAAGCCGCCCGGGGATACCTTCCGGGCGGCAGAGAGACAGAGTGTTTCAATTGGAAGATCTCAACGACGACAGTATAGCAAAATTACAGACAACTTGCATGTCCGGACAAGCTTTTTCCTTCATGGATTCAGTTGGTTAAATCGAACGTTCGCCTTCGGCTCACCTGCGCGGTCGCTTCGCTTCCTTGCTCGCGCTTCGCGCGAACCTGTAGTCAGCCTGTTGTAGGCAACCCCACCAAATCCCTGCAGAGGCTGACTTTCCCCTGTCATGAAAGCGAAGGGTGATCGCCGCTTTCATGACAGGGGATTCTTAGATGGGTCTGCATCGTCAGTGGTGAAGAGGCTAAGCTTGATAAGCCGGCGTGGTGGTATCCATTGACCACGCAAATACCTCCGAATCCTGATCCTGGGATCAATACGGTTACGGGCTCGCCGTAGCGAGTTCCGAGCACCATGCGCGACTTACCTTCAATCGCGACATGGCCGGTGTTGTGGTTCCACAATCTAGGGACTCACAGAGCACCGTCTTGTTGGCAGATTTTACGCTGAGAGAGCGTCGGCTCTAACTAAACCGGGCGTCCGTGCATTTTCTGACGGGGAGCTGTCGGTTCAATCTTCCGTTCGATCTGGCTATCTCATCGCGCCGGTCGGTCGGGGAAACCCCTCATGTCCCGGTTATCGCGGAAATAGTCTAGCGCCAGTATGGCCCTTACCCGATTATCAACCCGGGCGGACTTTTGCTCTGTCAGGTCGACAGTATAGCAAAACGTCGGATGCAATGCAGATGTTTTGCGCGCATCCGACGTTTTACCTACTCCTTGTATTGCCCATGTTGCCGGGCCGCATCTGGCGAGCGAGTTCGCTGACAACCGTTGCTCGCATCGTGGCTTCCATCGTCCGGCCGATCTTGGCGGCGAGGTCCGCGTTTTCAGCCGGCGTGCCGCCGCTGGCGTTCACCGTAACGGGGGCGTTGATGTTCACCGTGGGCGCTGGCGCAGTGTTGGCGTTCGCGGGAACATGGATACGGCGCACGGCTGGCGCGTCACCGGTATACCCACCCTCGGCGAAACCACGCAGTGCTCCCTGGTGAAGCGCCTCAAGGTTGCCTACACCGATCCGGCGCGTTGCCGCCTTGCTCATCACATACTCGCCCTTATGGACGACACCGGCGGGCTGATGCTTCCCGCCATCGCCGGTGTAGCCGCCATCTGCGAAGCCGAACAGCGATCCAAACAAACCACCGCCGCTAGCCGTCCCGAACAGAGCGGCAAGCGGCCCCTGCCCCAAGAGCATCGCCTGAAGGGCTGCATCGATAAGAGCATTGGCGAGGTTACGAACGGCGTCCGTCACCGACATAGTGCCGGTGAGCAAGCCGGAAAGACTCGACGTGAATTGCTGGCCGAACCACATACCAGCCTGTTGCAAGGCGGTCTGCGATTGTTTGGCCTGCTGGTTTTCACCGTCCAACTGCTGCGTCAGCGCGATCTTCTCGCGCATTTTCTGGATTTCTTCGTCTGTCAGCGAGATGCCGGCGCGCTTCGCCTCCTGCTGATACTGGTAAAGCTGAAGCTCGACACGCTGCTGACTGGCGGACATGCCGGAAATCGACTGTTCAAACCGGGCGAGGTCTAAACCTTCCTGCACGGTCGAATTGAGCCGCTGGCGCGCTTCGGCCTGCTGCTTGGCAAGGTCGATCTGCTTTTGCTGCCCATCGGTCGGCGCAAGCGGCTGCGAGGCTGTCGCAGTGCCGTTGTAGGCGTTCTGGATGGTCGTATCATCGACGTTGCGCAGGCCCTCCCATTCGTTGCGCAGGCCGGCCATATCGCTACCGCGACGGCGAAGCAACGCACGCGCTAGTTCGTCCTGGGTGCCTTCATCGAACAGCCTATCGCCGGTAAGGCCAAGCTCTCCCATGAGACCATGAAGGGTGCGGCGGGTGATCTGGTAGCGGCCCACCGCCGACGAATTGAACGAGTTGTTCGGGTGCGCCAGCATCGACTTCTGAAGGCCAAGGACCTGATCAAGCGTCATGCTGGTCAGGTTCACCGCACCACCGGTGAACGCGCCATAGCCGAGCGTCTCGTTGTAGCCGCGCCCCTTGTCTGTGCCTTCGGCCGCACCGATGAGGTCGAGCATGTTGTCGTGCTTGCCGAAGCGCGCAATCGACTTCGCCCGATTGGCGATGTCGGCGGCACCCAGCACCTCGCCCATAGTCCGGGCGCTGCCAGCGGCCTTGCGGAACGCCGCATCGATAACGTCGGTCTGCGACAGCGTTTCGAGTTCGGCCTTGAGTTCCGGGACAAGGCTTTTCAGATCGGCCAGGGCGGCCTTGAAGTTTCCCGCCGCACTGACATTGCGATTGAACGCGCCGCCGACATTCTGAGTGATGTCGGAAAGCTCTTTGAGCGCGCCCTTCAACTCGTCGCTACCACCGCCAAGCGAGACAATTTGTTCCTCAACGGCCTGGAGCGAGGCGCGAAGCTGGCGAAGCTCGAGCACCTTGGTCGCAAAGTCGGGACCGTTATCGAGGTCGGCTATCTGCTTCTGAAGGCGTGTGCGCTGTTTCTCGGCCTGCCTAAGCTTGGCCTCGTCGGAAAACAGGTAGTCATAGGCCTTCTGCTGCTTGTCATAGCCAGGAAGCCACTCGCCGCTCAGGGCCGAAATGATGCTGCCGGCATAACCAACGCCTTCGATTGCTGCCTGCTTCGCGTAGATCGTAACGTTGCGCCACAGGGTGGCGAACTCGGCGTCTATCTTCTTTGCGGCCGCGATCTGCTCATTGGTGAAGGTGGCGGCTTCGTTGCGCAGCTTCTGAATCTCGGCGACAGACAAGCCGAGTGCCTTGGCCAGTTCCTCCGCACCGGTGCCGCCGAACAGTTCGTCGAGGGCGCGCGTGCGCGCCGCTGCATCGAGCTTTTGGAGCTTCTCGACAAGCTCGTCGAGGAAGCGGCTCGGGTCGGCGAGCTTCCGGCCTACTTCCGCCGCACTGTAGCCGAGCGCTTCGAAAGCAGCCTGTGCGCTGCCCTTGCCGGTCTTGGCAAACTCGTCGCCGCGAATGTTCAGTTCCTTGAGCGCGTCGGTCATCCCGTCGATCGACATGCCGGTGGCGGTCGCTACGGCGTGCCACTGCTGCCATACCTGGGTGGTCACGCCGGCCTTCTTTGCCTCGCGGTCAACCTCGGCAACGGAATCGGCGATCTGCTTCACGGCCATCGCCGCGCCGGTGACGCCGGCAAAGACCGCGCCGCCGCGCAGGAAGGGCGCAAAGGCGCTTTCCAGGCCACCGGCGAGCTTATCGGCGGCGCGGCCTGTCATCTTCTCCATGTTACCGGAGAACTGCTTGGCGCGGCCTTCCATGCGCTTGAAGTTGTCATTGGTCGCACGGCCGGCGCGCTGCATGTCGCGCTCATACTTGTTAAGGCGGGCCTCAAGCGCGACCACAAGGCGCTGTTCGTCGTTCATGTTTGGTCCTTATGCTGCGTCGGCGGTCAGCCGGTCGAATTCGTCGGGGTCCAGGTCGAGGAAGGATTTTCGGTTGTCGTTCGCGGCGGCGCGCGCAACGGCCATGACGGCAGCAACCGCGCCGTCGATACGGTCGGTTTTCTTGCCCTTGTGCATGCGGACAAGGCCGGTGTCGTTTCGCGAGGCCACGACGCTATCGAAGTGGTGGCGTAAGACAGGATGCCCGCCGTGGCGAAGCGCCTTGCCGTTCACGACGCGCTCAAGGGTGCCGATTGCCGGTCCCATGGTGAGCGGCCCTTGGCGCATCTCGACCGCCGGCAAGCCATCGTCGTGCAATCGCTGCATGGTCATGCGTGCAAGGTGAGGATCGAAAGCGATCTCGCGCACGTCAAAGCTCGCGCAAAGCTCGCGAATATGCTGCTCAACCTCTGTCGGCTCGATCACCGGGCCGTCTATCACCGTGATCAGGCCATCGTCGCGCCACTGCTCGTAAGGCACGCCGTCACGTTCTGCCCTGCCCTTCAGATCGTCGCCGGGCACGAAAAACCATGGATGCACGATGATCCGGTCATCGTCGTGCCGCCACGCGGCGACAACGGAGGTCAGGTCGCCGTTCACCGACATATCAACACCGATGAAACACGGCAGCGCTTCCATGTCGGCGAGGTCGAGCGACATCTTGCCAGCGTCATAGGTCGCCATGTCGAACAGCGGGTCGCGGGAATGCGCCTGCCAGATATTCAGGTTGAATTGCTTGAAGGCGGCACGATCTGCCGGCCGATGCTCGGCTTCTTTCGCAGCCGTGCGCAGAGCGTCGAGGTTCGGGAAGCCGTGCGCAAGGCCGGGGTTGACGCGATGCCAAAGCGCCTCATCCTGCCAATCGTTGTCGTTGGCCGCCTCAAAGATGATCGGCAGATAGGCCGGATTGTCGATCTCGCCGCGCGCCACGCGCCGCGCATATTCGTATTGGTCAAAGCCGATGTTCTCGGATCCACGGCCGGCCGTGGTGGCGATCACCAAAAGCGTGCCGCTGGTCTTCACCATGCCGGACTTCAAGGCTTCCCAGAGGTCACGGCCCTTCCACACGTGGATTTCATCTACAAGCACGAAGGCCGGTGTCTTGCCGTGCTGCGCAGCGCCGTCGCTGGAAATAGCCTGAAGCTCGACGCCTTGCGCCTTGAAGGTGATTTTCTTCGCGCTGTTGTGCGCGTCATAGATGCGGGTCGCGGCGACAAGGCGCTTGTCCATCCGCACGATGTTTGCGGCTTCCTTGAAACCAAGGCCGGCTTGCTCGCGGTCGGACGCGGCAAAGATCACCTGTCCGGCTGGAACCTTCTCCGGGCCGATGGTGTGCAAGAGCGCGAGCGCAGCGGCGAGGCTGGTCTTACGGTTCCCGCGTGGAACCATCCAGAAGGCAGTTTCCACGATGCGCCGGCCGTCGGGGTGGCGCGGTCCATAGATACCGCGCACCATACGCTCAAATGGCCGGTAAAGCTGAAAAGCGTGGCCGGGTGCGCTGCTGTTCGGATGCTTCAGGCGGCGAAGGAACTCAACGGCGCGCTCCCCGTAGCCGAGCGGATCGGGAATCGGCGAATTGTCGAACAGCCATTCGGGATAGGTGCTCGCCATCACGTCACCGCGAGCGGGTTGTCGTCGTCATCGTCGGCGTCGGCAGAACCGACGCGAGCACGCGACGTAGGCGTTAGCCCGTATTCGGCGGCAAGCTGCCGGGCTGTTTGCATGTAGCGAATCTGCAAGCCGCCAAGCTTCAGGTCGGGAATAGGCATTTCGGCCATAAGTTCGGTGATCTGGTCCACCACGCCGACGGCAACGCAATAGTTCACGACGCCAGCAAGATCGGCCTTGGTGACGATCCGGCGGGTGATCAATTGCGGCATGACGCGCTTCCATTCGGCGCGCGCGTAATCATTCATCCGCGCCGGGGCGACAGGGACCTTGGTCAGCGCCTGATGGTCGGTGGACAGAGCCGGCTTGACGCCGCGAAGGTGCGTCATGCGGTAGCCACCGCCCTAAGCTCAAGGCCGCGTCGGCGGCCGATCTCGGTCACTTCCTTGAGGTCATAGACCTGTCCGGCATAGGTCACGCGGTCGGCCGTGGTGATGCCGGCGAGATAGCGGATACGGAACGCGATGTTGCCGCTTTCCGCCTCCCCGAAGCCGGTCAGGAACTCTGATGCCGCCGATGTCACGATCTCGGCGCGCACCGTGGCGACGGGCGTCCAGGCAGCGACCACCGCGCCCGAGTCCGAAACGGCTTCGGATTTGCGTTCAATGGTGATCGTGCGATCAAGCTTGCCGGCGCGCATCATACGCTCCACCGCATGACGGCTTCCACGGTGATAACGCCGTGGGTGTAAGCTTGGGCCGGATTAGGGTCGCGCATCCACCGGATGGCCGGCAGGCTGAATTCATCGAAGGCGAAGCTGGTTGCGTCGGGCGCTTGCTTCAGCACGTTGGACACGGCAAAGCCAATGGCCTTGGCAGTGTCAGCGCCGTCTTCCAGCGCCCAAATATGAAGGTCGAGGAATACGCGCGCGACATATTGCGAGCCGGAAGCGTTGCCGAGAAAAATGGTCTGGCCACCGCTCATGATGATCGACGGCAGCTTGTCCGGCCGCGTCGAGCCGGCGCGGATATGATCAACGGGCACAAGCGCGGCGACGGCCGGCGAGGCAACCAGTGCCGAACGGATGGCGGTCTGTAGGGCAAGCGTCGGTTCGATCATTTTCCATTCCATTCGTCACGCACGGCTTTCCTAGCCGCACGGTTGAGGCGGTTCTGAAGGCGCAGGCGAAGCAACCGAAAGGCAGGCCAAAAGAACGGCTGTGCTTCAGCCTGGGCCGTGCCGAACTCGACAAGGTGCGCGTAGCGAACATCGGTGTTGCCGGCAGTCACGATCACTTCCGTCTCACCAGCAACACGCGAGCCGCCGGGCTGCGAATACGGCAGCGTCGATTGGCCGGGCTGTGTGACAGCGATGCTGTCGATCAACGCGCCGGTGTCGCGGGAGCTTTCTGCCAGCGAGCGCTGTGCGTCGGCGAGTTCGTCACCGGACTTAAGAAGCGCCGGCATAACGGCTGCGCGCGGTGCCTTACGGGCGCGCTCGATAGCAGCCAGGGTCGAGGCAAGGCCGTTGTCGTTCTTAGGCGGCATCTTCGCCAAACCAGTTTTCGCGGTAGGCATCGGCGATACTGGTCACGCTGAAAGGCGCGATCTGCATGGTGCCGCCGAAAGCGACGGCCTCGCGCTGCTCGTAATGGAACGCAACCAGCTTCAGCGCTGCAAGCTTGAGGTCAGCCGGCAGTGGGTCAATGTCGGCGAGCGGCTTACCGATGTAATTGGACAGGTAGGCGTCGGCCGCGTCGAGGTAGAGGGAAATCAGGTCATCGTCGGTCGAACCGTCGACATTCATGTGCGCCTTGGCGAGCGCAAGGGTCACGATGCTCATGCGTTTTCGGCCTTTTCTGAAAAAGTTATTTCGGGACTCTCTTGTGCGGTGCTCCCCGCGCCGGTCCCCTCGACAGGCAGAAAGTTGAACACCACCCCCGCTCGGCGCTGCTGGACGCTCGGAATGCAAACAGCCTGCTCGACGCTCCAACCCTCCTTCAGGCGGGCATAGATCACCTTGTGCTCGACGCCGGATATTTCGGAAAGCTCGCGAAGCAGGTAGCGGTGGCCACGGAATTCGTAGAGGCGGATCATTGGCGTTGGTTCCTATAAGTTTCGGCGGGTGTCATTGGCGCACCTTCGCGAATGTAATCGCGGGCATTGCAGCGCCGGCAACCGGGACGCCAGTTGGCGCGCACCATGCGAAGCTCGGGGTGCCGGCGGATGCTGACAATATGTCGGACAAGCGTTGCCGGTGCGCCGCATTCACAGTGCTTATTGCCGGGAAGCTGAAGGAAGGCGCGGGCGGCTTCCTCCCATGCACGGTCATAACCGCGACGGCTGGCGTTCTCGCGGCGTGCATCGTGGCGGGTGTTACGCTCGCGGGCGGCTTGGCGCTGGCACTCACAACGAACGCCGTGCGGCACGATACGGCCACAGGTGCAAAGGTGCGGTGGGCGGCTCATGTTGCCCTCTGCTTGGCTAGACCGCGCAGTTTCGATATCCCGGCCTTTACCTTCTCAGGGGCAATTTCCTGGCGCGGATCATCCGACTTGGGATCTGCGTCGTCGGGGCTGCCGTGGATGGTTCTAAGCATGGCGATGTGGCCGGCGAAGGCCTCATTGATTTCTGTCGGCGTGGCGTTCCACGCAACTTCCGGCGCCCAGTGGAGTGCGCCTGTCGCCGTGCGGAAAAGCTGGCGGTAGAAGTCAGGCCAGGGCATCGGCTTGATGTTGGATTGGGGCTTGGTGTCGTTATCGGATACCGGGATGAACCCGGCGCATAATGCGAGCAACGGTGCGGTAATGGCGTCGGCAGCGCCCTTGAGCGGCGTGCTGTCTATCTGGTCGAGGAAGGCCGTTGCCTCTCGGCGGTCGGTTGCGGTGGCCATGATGGCAGTTCGAACAGTGCCAACATGGAATTCGCTGACATGCCGAAGCAGGCCAGCGAAACCGTCATGAACACGCTCAAGGCGGGAAGCAGCCCGCAAGGACGGGCGCAATCGGACGGTGTGGCCACCGAGCGCAAGCGTGATCTCGTCGATTGCGGGCCGGAAGGTCATGGCGCTATGCCAACGTAGGCTGCACAATAGGGCGAACCCTCGGGCGACCCTTGATTGCGACCACGCTCACATTGCCGGAGCCGGAAACCCTGACTTTGATGTAGCGATGATGCGTGCCGTTGCCGATGTGAACGGTGCTGTTTGCGGGAAGTTCCAGTTTTGGCCTAAGCTCGACATACTTTCCGGTGGGCTCAGGATCGAGGGGCGCGGCAAATTCGGCGTCCAGGACATCGCTACCCCAAAAAGTGACATTCACTCCATATGGAGAGTCCACATCACCGGTCGAGATAGCGATTGTCAGGCTCCCAAAGTCGCGAACATCAATTGCCTCGCTGGTAAGAGAGTCGCCTATACTCTGCGGAGCGATGACGCTCACAACCGCGATATTGTTTGCAAGATCACGCATGGTCGCCGCCTTAGCTCGTTGCCATCTTGAGCTTGCGCAGCGCCTTCGGCTGCACCACGTCGCCACCAACGCGGTGGCGGGCGTGAATGCGGATCAGGCCTTCCGTCGCAAGCAGATACGGATTCGAGAACACCGAAAGCCCCGACAGGCGATCATAGATGCGGTAGGCGGTGGCGAAGTCGCCAAACGCAATCGGGAACTCGTCGGCCTCGATATCCGGCATGTCGATCATTTCGACCACAGGGCGGCCGAGAATGGTTTCGGGCTGTCCTGCCTGATAGGACGGCTGCCAGAGGTAGTTGCCCTGGCCATCCTTCAGCTTACGGATGGTGGCAAGCGTCGTGCCGCTCATGGCCCAAGTGCCACGGTTCCGATAGCCGGCAGGCATTGCATACATAAGCGAGATCAGCGCATCGGCCGACAGATTGGCTGCATGGCCGTTGAGCGTAACGTCGATATCGTCGGCGGTCATGAAACCGCGCGGCGCGAGAACGCCGTCGCCGTTGACGAATGCCGCGTCTTCCTTCTGACCAAAGTCTTCGGCAAGCGACATGCGCACTTCGGCCTCGGCGGCCGGTGCATCCTCTTCAAGCCAGTTCGAAATATCGACCAGGGTGCCGATTTCCTTCACCGGCAGTTCGATCTGCCCGAAAGACGGCTCGCTGCCGGTAGTGGCCTGGGTTTCGCCCTTCCACAGGGCGTTGGTGCGACCGATGCGCTTGGGCAGGGTTACAGCCGGGGCGGCCGTCTGGCGAACGGTGGCGAGCGCGCGCATAGGCGAGAACTCGACAAGATCGCGAATGAACTCAGACGAGATTTCGGCCGGTGCGAGATAGCCGCCCCGCGCGTCATTCGACACGACAAGCGCCTTGAGTTCGGTCGCATCCTTGCCGTGGCGAAGATACGAACGGAACGCCTTGCGCTCGTCATTGTCGTTCTCGGCGGCCGGATGATTGTTGTTCGCCGCAATCGGGCGATTGGCCTTGGCCTCGATCTTGTCGAGACGGGCCTTGAGCGCGTCGAATTCCTTCTTTTCAATCACCGGGTCAGCCTTCGCTTCCAGCTCGTTGACTGCTTCATTTGCCATTTCATTCTCCTTGACAGGTGCCGCGCCATCGGCGGCTTTGATCGTCGTGATTTGCGCGCCCGGATGGCAGGGGACCGCGACAACAGAGATTTCGTGAAGGTCGAGCGCCGTGATCGTCCGGCCGTTGCGGCGGGGTTTGGCGCTCTTGGTAACAAAGCCGATGGACAGGCCGGTAACGGCCTTGGCCTTGATCATGGCGCGAACCTCGCGGGCGCGCGCCACGTCATCGACCAGCAAGCGACCCTTTACGGTGAGGCCCTCGGCGGTTTCGGTGATCTGGTCCCAGACGCCAATAGTGTCGCGCTGGTCGTGCGCAAACAGCATCGGCACTGAAGTCGGCGCGGTGAAAGCGCCCTTTTCGATCACATCGCCGACACGATCAGGCGAGCCGAACGGCCAAGCGAGGCCGGTAATCTCGCCGGTGTCGTCAACGGTGAGCGCGGCCTTGATTTCGAGGCGTTCGGTCATGCCGGCACATCCGCATATGCTTCGCGGATTGCGGCGGCGAGGTCGCCGGTTGCTGCGGCCTGGGGCAAGTCCGAAACAGTTTCGGAAATGGCCGGCGTGCCGCTCCACCGGGCCTCAAGAATATCGGCCGCAAGCTGGAACGCCTCAATGATCGGCGTCGGTCGAGCGTAAGCCTCGACAAGCTCGTGCGCATCCTTCGGCGACATGCCGCCGCCGATCAGGCCGAGCCGGATTGTTTCGATGATGTCGGCATATTGAAACTGCCCGGTCATGACGCGCGTGTAGATCGCGCCGATGGCCGCTCCGGTCTTGCGCTCAAGCTCCTGAATCTGGTCAGACGGCAGGGCGAAGGTCTTTTCGCCATCCCCGAAAAAGGCGACGTGCTTCATTAGGCTGCGTCCTTTGCACCGGCGTTGTCGTTGTCACCGGCAGGAATCTTCCCGGCCGGCGCGCTGGTCGTGGTGTAGGGATTGGCAAGCTCGTCGCCGCCTGCGATGGCCGGCAGGTTCATGGCCGCGCGGACTTCGTTCGGGGTCATGGCGCGCATAGCGACCAGCTTGCCGAAGATTTCCGCCCTGCCCGCCGCGTCGGCGCGCTGAAGGTCATCAATGACGAATTCGAAATAGAGGTCGTCGCGCTCGTCGTCGGTCAGAAGCACAGTCGCGTAGGCGTCCTGCCAACGGTCGAGCCAAGGCCGAAGGCAAAGCTGAAGGAAGCTCGCCGCCATCTGTTCGGCGTTGCTCCACGTCGCGCGAGAAAGCTCATAGAGCATGTGCGGCGGCACGCCGAAGATTCGGGCGATCTCGCGCACCTGCTCCAGGCGATTCTCAAGGAACTGCGCGTCGGTCGAGGTCATGGCCGGCTGGTCGAATTTCCAGCCACCATCGAGAATCAGCGGGTCGCCGTTGGCGCTCTGCCTCCAGTTTCGGAATGACTTTAGAATGTTGCCGATGGTCTTCGCGCCGCTGTCGTCGCCGCCGAGCGCCTTGCCCTCATTGGAGATAACGCCGGACGGTCGAGCACCAGAGCCGAAGAACTGTGACGCATGGCGCTCAAGCACCATGGCAACGCCGATGGCCTCTTTGCCGAGCGTAATGGGCGATGCACAGCCGAAGGCAGGCAGATAGAGCACGTCGCGATAGGACAGGCGCACCTGCCGGTTATTCGCTTGCTGCACCAGATAAAAGGGCTCGCCGTCATCTTCGAAGCGGCGTTGCACGGTGCCAGGTGCGAGCCGATGAAGCTCGAAAGGCCGGTCATCGCTGGTGCGGGCAACCTGGGCGTATCCTGCACCGTGCATGAGGGCATCGGCGGTTAGGTCAACGCGAAGCTGACCGGCGCTGGTCCAGTCGTTCGCGCGGTTATGGGTGAGCTTGTAAGCGGTGTCCTTGGCAGCTTCCTTGCTGTCGCCTTCCTCGCGGTAGAGCTTGCAGGGGAGCGATCCGACAGTTTCAGAGATAAGTCGGACGGCTTGAAGCACTGCCGGGACGCGCAAGGCAGTGCTGGCAGTAACAGCCACGCCAGAGGCGGACGGAATGACGCCGAACAATTCAGCAATGGCAGGATCGGACAGAGGCAGCGCCTTCTGCTCCGATCCATAACCAAGTGACTTCTTTACGCCGTTGAACGCCTTACGCAGCACTACAGACAAACACCTAAGATTGAACCTAGGAATATTGTCTCATACTGCGATTCTTGCGGTCAATAAAAAAAGGAAAGTAATCCTATAAAGTTTCAAATCGCCTTACAAACCCTCGCCAGGTCGAATACCCCAACATTGTAAATCTCCACGACTCGTCCATAGGTGGATGGCATGAAAGAAATAAGAGCTTCTCCTTACCGGCTAGGCGCGCACGAGTTCTTGCGCGCAATGCGCTCAATGACGAAATTCGTGGAACCAGAGAAGATTTTCGCCGACCTTTCTGAGGCAAGACGACGGAGCGCGAATGCCTGCGGCAAAGGCCTTTTGTATTCTATCTTGTTGTTAATGATAATTTCTTCAACTGACTCAAATCTACTCATAAGAATAAAAACGCCGATATCCGACATCAGCATCATGAAGATCTACGCAGTATTTGCTCTTTCTGTGATTTCTTCATTTTCGATTATTGAGTTAGTAAATTGCTTTACCCTTAACGAATACCAGCGCATATTTTCTGATAAAATACTAAATTTTGACAACGCCTCCGCCAGAGCAACAATATATGATCCATCTAGCGCATGGTCTCATGGCCTCAGTATTCAGTTTCGATTTCTATCCACAAACACATACCACGCAATAAAATCGATTATTGTAATATCTATTTTATTTTTGCCTGTAATAATTTCCTATATTATTATATATTATTACTGCTTTTCATTTATGTCAGAATACATCTTGGGACACAGTTACGTTGCCTTTGGTGATGCTCTTTCAATTATATCTATAATATCTATGATAGCTCCATTTTCTATAGTTCTTTTTCTTGCGATTCCAATAAACCTAAAAAGAAACAACTCATTCATAAGGTGGATATTTTTGCTTCGCATCTACAGAAGGGCTGAAGTTCGACGCATGGTGCCGAACCGCTGGCTGACACCAAAGACCTAG